ATTTCCATCGTCCAGATGCCACTCTAGACAATTTGGATCATACATCAAGTAAAAATTCCTTGTCAACTCACCAAAAAAAGATTCCCAAAATCGTCCACAGACATCACGCCTACATTGATGTACTCATGGCTGCTTGTCTGATCGTTGTACAGCCAGAGCCAAACGTTCTTGTGATAGTGCAAGGGGCATTGACCCCAAAACCAGCCTACTTGCCTCATTTGAACCACTCCGGCCTTAGCGCCCTCAACTGCCACACGCGGGCCTGGGGCACCTGGTCACCCCATTGCGAAATCGCCTGGCGTGTGATGCCCAGCAGCTTGGCCAAGGCCATAGCCGTTCCTGCGAGTTCAATAGCCTTTGTCGTGTCCATCCCCTGATGTTAAGCTGTCTTTCGCTTTTTTGCAACACCACAAATTTTTTGCAAAAAGGGGTTGACGCATCAAAGTAAGCTGGCTTAACATCCATCCCATGCCGTAGCACTTAGCAAGCGGTCTTTTAAGGAAGCATCATGAACACCACTCCAAACAAACCAGCAGTCGGCTCGGTTCGTATCGGTCGCGGCGGCACCAAACTGCACCCGGCCCGCATTGACGAAACCTACGGTCTTGTCATTCTGTGCCGTTGCCCCGGCACTCAACAAGGCAGCGCATATCACGGCGCTCGATTCTTTGCCAATGTTGACGCAACGTGCCGCAAATGACCTGGCCCTTCCCGCCGCCTGGCGGGCCTGTCCCTTGGACACCCGCCCAGGTACGCGAATACAAACGCAAACAACAGCAAGAACAAGAGAAAACCAACCCCGCACCGTTCTAAGGAAACATCATGAAAGAGTACAGACAGCACTACAAGACAGAACGCCTGTCAAGACGCGCAGAAGCCGCCTGGGGCTTCATTCTGGCCTTGGCCATAGGTGTGGGCCTTGCATGGCTTCTCGTGGCTTGGTGGTCGTCATGAACCGCCTTCTTGACCCCAAGTTCAAGTACACGCCAGCAGCCGCCACAGACATCACGCAGACATGGCGCAAGTACGGCTGGAAACCAATCGCAGAGAGGAAAAAAGATGAGCCACCAACAGTTCTACGAAACCGTCCAAAGACAACAGGAGTATGAAATGCAAATCAACCCAGAACACATCATCAACAGCATCGAAAAGACCGCTGGCATCCATTACGCTGACGCAGACGCTGCTGACCGCCTTGCATGGCAGGTAGGCGCACTGACTGCAAAGATTCGTGAACTGTCGGCTTTGCTTCAGTACACCGTTGACCAACTTGAAGAACTCAGGAGCAAGAAAAAATGATCGGCACCAAGATAGCTACCGCATTCGTAAAGGCACAGAAGGCTTTCGGCCCTGCGCTTAAGTCTTCCACGAACCCGCACTTTCGCAGCCGTTACGCTGACCTGTCGGCCTGTGTTGAGGCAGTCATTGACGCCTTAAACCAGAACGGCATTGCCTTGATGCAACAGACCAGCGAATGCGCTGATGGGGTGACCGTCGAAACCGTGCTGATCCACGAATCAGGTGAAGTTATCACCAGCGGCAAACTGCACGTTCCTGCCGCTAAACACGATCCACAGGGCTACGGATCGGCTTTGACGTATGCCCGCCGTTACTCTTTGATGGCTGCTTGCGGCATCGCTCCAGAGGACGACGACGGCAATGCAGCAACGCGCCGCACTGCAACCCCAGACATTACAGACCACCTGGCGGCTATTGAAGCCAGCGCCAGCAGCGACGAAATGACCAAGGCGTACAAAGATGCCTACGATGCTTGCCAAGGCAATCAGACACTACAACTGAAGGTCATCGCAGCCAAGAAAGCCCGTATTGATAGAGCAAAAAAGGAGAAAGCAAATGGATGAGCAGCGTACAGAAGAATGGTTTGTAGCCCGTCTGGGCAAAGTCACGGCCAGCAGCCTGTACAAAGTCCTGGCCAAGACCAAGACCGGCTACGGAGCAGACCGCGGCAACTACATGACCCAGCTTGTTCTGGAGCGGGTCACCGGCTCAAAGGCTGAGTCCTACACAAACGCATCCATGCAATGGGGCATAGATCAGGAACCATTTGCTAGGGCCGCGTATGAGGCTTCCAGAGGCGTTATGGTGGACGAAGTGGGGTTTATCCCTCACCCATCAATTGAAGCGGCTGGTGCCTCTCCTGACGGCCTTGTCGGTGACGATGGCATGGTAGAGATCAAATGCCCTGACAGCAAGACCGCTCTGGAATGCTGGCTATCGGACACGCCGGTAGAAGGCAAATACTTCGCCCAAATGCAATGGCAGATGCGCTGCGCCGACAGGTCATGGTGCGACTACGTTGTGTTTGATCCGCGAATGCCCGCCAAGGCCCAACTGTTTGTTACCCGTGTACATCGGGATGACGAATGGCTGTCGGCCACGGAGGGAGAGGTCGTTAAGTTCTTGGCTGAAGTGGACGCCAAGGTTGCAGCACTGAAGAAAATTATTGGGGAATGAAATGCCTAAAGTCACTAAAGAAATCACCGTCATCACCGGCCAGTACACCAACAAGGACGGCCAACAGAAGAACCGCTATCAACGCATCGGATCGGTCATTGACACCAAGAATGGTGAAATGCTCAAGATCGACGTTATCCCGCTGAAAGACGGCGGCTGGGACGGTTGGGCATATCTCAACGAACCCAGGCCGCGGGAAGACCAGCCCCGCCAGCAGCGCAGCGGGTTTGACGACATGGAAGACGTTCCGTTTTAAGGGGCCATCATGGGTTACATCATTGGCGTTTTGTGCTTTCTCGCTTGGTTAACCCACGTCTTCACCTGCTTTGTAGATGGGATGTGGGGCTTCCTTCTGGCTGGCGCAATCTTCTTTCCAATCGGCATCCTTCACGGGTTTTACCTTTGGTTCGCATGATGCAAACAGACATCTTCCGTCAAGCCTACCTGGATGACCTAAAGTCTGAATGGCGGGCAACCATAGAAGGCGATGGGGGCCATTGCCCCTGTTGTGACAAGTGGGGCAAGATTTCGCCCTTCTCGCTCACAGAGACACACGCCCTCGCGCTTTTGTGGTTGTCCCGTGCCCCTTGTGATGACGACGGCTGGGTCAACGTCCCACCGATAGCACCGGCCTGGATGCTACGCGGCAAGAACTACACCATGATGGCCAAGTGGGGGCTGATTGAACACGGCGGTGACGACAGCAAACGCTCCGACGGGTTCTGGCGTGTCACGCCCAAGGGTCTGCACTTCATCTGCGGAACCCTCACCGTCCCCAGAAAAGTGTACATTTACAACAACCAAGTCGAAGGCTGGTCAGACGAATGCGTTTCTTTTAGGGATTGCTTTGGCCGTCATTTTGACTATGCTGAAGTCATAGCCGAAAACTTTAACCTGAACGCGATTAGACTAGTTCAAAGTGCGGGCCGTCAATAAACGGGCGCTGGCCTTGCTTTCTGCGTTCGTCAATGTAGGCGTTCATTGCGGACGCCATCGTGCCTTGCCACTTGCGAATGTCTTTGACCGTCCAGGCGGCACCCCACCGCAAAGGCACGTCAAACTCGATTGCAGCGGCTTTCATGGCATCGGCAATGTCGTCGTATAGGTTCAGTTCCCAAGACGCCCTATCGTCGATGTAGGCCATCAAATCCACAGCCCTGCCCTGAACGTGCGTCCCGCCCTCACGCACTTGGCTTGCACCCTTGTCAAACAGTTCCCGCTGGCGCTGTGGGGTTCGCACCCCTTCAATCACAGCAAAGTCCACCTTGGTCAGTTCAATGGCCAAGTGAACCACTTGCACCAGGCGCTTATCAACCCCAACCAGGTTGTTTAGGGAACGCTGAGACAGGGCAAAGGTCATCGCTTAATTGCCTGTGCAATGCTGGGGGCGATCTTTTCCACAGACCTGCCCACAACGTATCCACCTAGACCAAACTCCACGATTGACCACAGTTTGATGTACTCGGCTTCGGACAGATTAGGCGCTGCCCAGCCAAACCACCTAGCCACGATCAGGGCCACAAAGGTAATCATGGTCAGGGGTCGCCAGTTAGCCGCCAACCAATGAGTAGATGCCGCCTCGGTCTGGATGATCTTAGATGCCGCCTGTTCAATCTCAGACTGCGCCGCCAGTAGCTGGCGCATCACCTCGGCTTCGGCCTTGGCTTTTTCAGTCGGATCGGGAAACAGGTTGCCAACAACCTTCCCCAAGATGGGGGCCAATGCAGGGATCAAGGCTTGAAACATTAGTGTTTCCCAAAGTAGGACATGATGTAGCCAGCAGCGGCAGACGCAGCCGACACGATAGACATCCCAACCCAAAACCCGCCGCGGCCTTGATTGGCCAACGCTACAAGTTTTTCCAGGTTGGTTTCCATCTTGTCGATCTTCTTTTCCATTTCGTCAAAACGGCGCTCGTAGCCCTGTACTTTTTCCCATAGCTGGCCGTACTTCACGGGATCAATCTCTGGCTGCATTCACAGTTCCCCTTCATTTCTTGCGCTTGTACAGAGGCGTGTGCAAGACCTCAAGATCAGTCAGACCGCCAGGGATTGTAAAATCGAACACTGG